AGCTGAAGATTTACTTAGTGCATCATTTGCATATAATCATACTGGTAGTACGGATGTATTAACCGATTCTGAATTAAGGGAAAATGGTTTATGGCATCAATTATATACAATGTATTATAGAGATGGGTATAATCCATTTACATCATATGGTACAATAATGCCAAAAGTACCTATTAATCCACAAAGAACATTAGGAGATGGCGCATTAGTATTATCTATACCACAAAAAATGTTTGGTGAGGGAATCAAACCAGGATCAGTTAAAATAAATACATCAATAGATGATAATATATATGATGATTTTTATGGTAATTTACGAACAACTACTAATGAAATTTATTTAGTTTCGTTGGATGTTGAAAATGGGATAATTAAATTTAAAGATGGTTATAATAATTCAGGTGAAATAGAATTTACAACTGCTAATTTTAATGGTGATGGTACAATTACAATAGTGGGTGAAACAAGTGATTTTACTAATTTTAGCGCAAATATAGAAAATGATGTAATTCAATTTGAAGGTATTATTGTAACAATACCAACTATACTTCAAGAAATTGTAGGAAATGTTATATATGAGCATGGTATTATAACAATTACAAACGATGTTATATCCGGAAGTATAACTGGAAGTAGACATGATTATTTTGATAATTATGATTTAGAATACAAATCTACAAACACTATTTATGAAAATGAATTCTTATTAGTAGTGGGTGAAGATGAATTTAATGTATCAACTAATACAACAGCATATAGTGAATTAAATGTTATAACCGGTTCTATTACTACAACATATGAAGGTAATATTAAATATCAACATAGTGATAAATACCAAAAAGCAATTTTTGCAGATTATGAATATAGTTCATCAATTGATACAACAGGTTCTTATTTAGCACCTTATATTACAACAATCGGTTTATATGATGATAATATGGATATGGTAGCAGTGGCTAAATTAGCAACGCCTGTAAAATCAATGCCGGACCTTCCTGTAAATTTTTTGATTCGATTTGATAGTTAACATATATTTATATTAAACAAAAAGGAATTTTAAAATGGGAATATTAGATTTATACAACAATAGTACAAAAAATTATACAAAAGCCGGCGGCAAAACACCAGCGACTACGGATGTTATCAAAGGTATAACTCCACAACAATTTACATTAACCACAAAAGCCGATGCGGCAACTGGATTTGTTGCAAATAGAACAGCCGCAGATAAAAACAAGTCTGATTTTAATATGTTAGATAGTAAAAACGAAATAGTTGTAAAAGATTTTAATCCATTAGATATAAATAATGATTATTATGTTGGTACAACAAAAGTAACCGGATATAATCCTACTAAACTATTTAATGGTGGGGCATTGACAAATCCAAAAGGATAATGAGTAAAAAAAATGTTACAAAAAAAGGTTGGGTAGCAAAGAAGAATGGTTATAAAAGTGGATTAGAAGATATGGTTTCCCAACAAATCGAATCAATGGGTATTAAAGTAGAATATGAAACCGAAAAGGTTAATTATATTATACCTTCCTCACCTCACACATATAGTCCAGATTTTAAATTACCTAATAACATTAGGGTAGAAACGAAAGGTAGGTTTGTATTAGCTGATAGGAAAAAACATCTATTAGTTAAAGAACAAAATCCTACATTAGATATTCGTTTTGTATTTACCAGTTCAAAAAACAAACTTAGTAAAAAATCTAAAACTACTTACGCCGATTGGTGTGATAAGTATGGATTTAAGTATGCCGATAAGCTGATACCCGAAGAATGGTTCTCAGAATAATTTGGTAATTTAAACTATTTTCCATATCTTTGGTATATGGAGATAATACAACTTTTTGATAAATACATAGGACCAAGCAAACCTCTAAAGAAAAATGAGTATGCATATCATTGTCCTTTCTGCCATCACGCTAAACCTAAACTACAAATAAACGATAAGACTTTTAAATTTCATTGTTGGACTTGTAATGCTGGTGGTAATCTTATTTATTTAGGTAAGAGAATTGGGATGAATGATTTAGACATAAATGATTTAATAGGAAGTTGTGGTATTAGTGCAGAAATAAGAAAGAAACTAAAAGATGATTGGGGTGGTTCTATTAAAGAATTATTAGATAACATTACAGCAGAAGCGGGAGAACAAGAAACCGAAAATACATCACAATTATTTTTACCACCAGAATTTAAATCAGCATTAGAATTATCAAGTAGTATATCAAATCCATTAGAAAGAAACGCAATTGCATATCTTAAACAAAGAGGTATTACTAAAAAACATATTATTAGGTATAACATAGGATTTTGTCCAAAAGGATTATATGGTGGTAGAATTATCGTTCCTTCGTATGATAGTAGAAATCAATTGAATTATTTCATAGCAAGAAGCATCTTTCCTGACGAGAAGCAAAAATATAAAAATCCTCCTGTATCTAAAGATGTTATAGTATTTTCTAATCAAATCAATTGGAAACAACCTATTACTTTATGTGAGGGTGTATTTGATGCAATTGCTCTAAAAAGAAATGCTATTCCATTATTAGGTAAATTCGTTCAAAATACACTAATGGGGGCTATAAAGAATACAAATCCTGAGGTATATATTTGCTTAGATTCCGATGCTCAAGAGGATGCATTAGTATTATATAACAAAATTAAATCATATGTAAAGGTGGTGAGGAACATTAAGTTAGATGGTAAGGATGCGGGCGAAAATAACTTCCAAAATATTTTGAAATATCAGAAAAATTCCGTAACTTTAAGTTGGGAAAGCGTATTAAAAGAAAAGCTATCTAATTTCAGTAGTAGTATATTAAAATAAAATATGAGTAAATTAAAGAAAATTTATCACATTGCGGACATTCACATTAGAAATCTAAAAAGACACCAGGAATATAGAGAGGTATTTGATAGATTATTTGATGATATAAAAAGTAAGGGAGTTGATGACTCTCTTATTTATTTAGCGGGAGACTTAGCTCACGCAAAATTAGAAATGTCACCGGAGCTTCTTAATGAAATAAATTATTTTCTTAAGAAGTGTTGTGAGTTATGTCCTACCATATTAATAGCTGGAAACCACGATTGTAACTTAAACAATGCGGGTAGATTGGATGTATTAACTCCAATTGTAGAAGCATTAAATTTACCTAATTTAACTTATTTAAGAAATACTCAAAGTTATACCTATGGGGGTGTAAGATTTGATACATTTTCTATTTTCGATGATAAAGAGAATTGGATATTTGAACCATTAGCATCAGATACTAAAAATATTGCATTGTTTCATGGACCTGTATTAGATGCAACTACGGATGTTGGTTATACAATTTCCTCTCGTCATTTTACATCAGAAATGTTTGATGGATATGATTTAGCCCTATTAGGTGATATACATAGAAGACAAACTATGATTTCTCCAAAAGGATGTAAGGTAGTTTATCCAGGTTCTTTAATACAACAGAATCATGGTGAGGCATTAGATAAACATGGTTATGCTATTTGGAATATGGATGATTTATCAGTTGAATATGTAGATGTTCAAAATGATTATGGTTATTATACTTTGCACGTTGAGAATGGTATTGTACCTGATGTAACCGATATGCCTGTTAAACCTCGTCTTAGAGTGTTTGTATCTAAAACCGATGCAGCAGATATTAAGAGGGTTACTACGGAGATTAAAAAGAAATATAAAGTAGATGAGTTCACTATTACTCGTACCGACACTTTGGCTCGTTTAAGGACGGGTAACAAAGATGGTAAGGTGAATGTAGGTAATGTGAATGACCCTCAATACCAAGCCGGTCTTATTAAAGATTACTTAGGTAGAAACTATATGTTGGATAATGAAACATTAGGTAAGATTGAGGATTTGAACAATAAACTAAACAAACGATTAAACGATGATGATTTAGTTAAGAACATAGCTTGGAAACCAATTCGCTTTGAGTTTAATAATATGTTCTCATATGGTGAGGATAATATTGTTAACTTTGAGAATATGAAAGGGTTAATGGGTGTGTTCGCTCCAAACGCTAGTGGTAAGTCCTCCCTATTTGATGCACTTTCATTTTGTATATTTGATAAGAGTAGTAGAGCATTTAAGGCAGCTAACATTCTAAACAATCGTAAAACATCATTTAGTTGTAAGTTAGAGTTTGATATTAATGATGAGAGATTTTTTATTGAGAGAACTGCAAAAACTACAAAGAAAGGTGATGCGGTTAAGTGTGATGTAAACTTTTGGAAAATAGAGGGTGGAGAAATCGTAAACCTAAATGGTGATGAACGTAGAGGAACAGATAAAGTAATCGAATCTTATTTAGGAAAGTATGAAGATTTTGTATTAACTGCATTATCTTTACAAGGAAACAATTCGTTATTCATTGATAAATCACAATCAGAAAGAAAAGATTTATTAGCTCAGTTTATGGGTATTAATGTGTTTGATAAGTTATATGATTTAGCGAGTGAAGATATTAAAGAAGTTCAAGTCTTATTAAGAAACTTTAAGAGAACGGATTTTACATCTGAATTAGCAACCGCCGAAAATAAATTGGAAACCTTAAAGGATGAGTATGAAGAATTTGAAATTGAGAAAGAAGGTTACGAAGATAGACAAGATGATTTGAATGAAGAAATAACTAATCTATCAGCTCAATTAGTTCCTATTGATGGTAACTTAGATATTGATGACTTAGAAAGTAAACAATCAACTTTACAATCCCAAATTACAGGTTCAAACGCAGATGCAGATTCTAAAGCAACACATTGTGTTAAGATAACAGATGCAATAGATGATTTAACAAACTCAATATTAAGTAAACAACAATTTAATGATATTGATATAGAAGTTGTATATTCTAATTATCAACGAGAACAAACAAGTTTAATCGAAGCTACAAAAATTTATGATATTGCAAAATTACATTTGAGTTCTGCAGAAGAAACGATTGAACGTTTGGATAATCATAAATATGACCCAAATTGTAAGTTTTGTTGTGATAATACTTTTGTAAAAGATGCAATAAGAGTAAAAGAATTGTTACCTCAACTGAAAGAAGAAGTTAAACAAGCAACTATCCAATGTACAGGTATTCAACAAACTTTAGATTCTTGGAAAGGTATTGAAGAACAATATGTGCAATGGAATGACTTAAAATCTAAATTAGAAAAAGGCAAAACACTTTATAAAACTAGAACATTAGAATTGAGTGGATTACTTACTCAAAAAGAATTGTATGAAGCACAATTAGCAGCGGTAGAATTAGATATAGAAAAATACCACGCTAATGAAACTACTATTCAAAACAACGATTCTTTAGAGGAACAAATTGATATTAAGAAGCAAGAGTTAGCGGGAGTTAGTAAAGACCTAAGAGAGATAGCAGCAAGATTATTAGATATGAATGGGCAGATAGTTCAAACACAATCTTATATTACATCAGTTACCGATAAGATGACAGAAGCAAAAGATTTAGAAGAAAAATTCCAAATATACGAATACTACTTAGATGCAGTAAAGAGAGATGGTGTTTCGTATGAATTGATTGCAAAGGCTCTACCTGTGATAGAAGGTGAGGTTAACAACATCTTACAGCAAATTGTAGAGTTTGGTATCGTCTTTGATATGAGTGGCAAGAATGTGAACGCTAGGATTGTTTATGAGGACCAACATTGGCCATTAGAGATGTGTAGTGGTATGGAGAAATTTGTAAGTGGGTTAGCAATTAGAGTAGCACTTATTAATGTATGTAACTTACCTCGTCCAAACTTCTTAGTAATTGATGAAGGATTCGGTACATTAGATAGTGATAATTTACAATCTATCTTTATGATGTTTGATTATTTAAAAACACAATTTGATTTTATTAATATCATTTCTCACTTGGATGCAATGCGAGATATTGTTGATACATTAGTTGAGATTAAAAAAGTAGATGGATTTTCTCAAATACAATATAAATAATATGAAATGTTTTAAATATAATGATAGAACATTGGCTCAATTATTTAATTTCAAATACTCAAAAGAAAAAGATTTAGGATATTGTGCTAGCAATATAAGCGAGATAGATTCTGAAATTAATGCAGATATTATATTAATTTATATCTTTCCCCAGATCGGAAGAGCACTCG